ATGCCGCTTGGCATTCGCCCCACGATGGGCACGGGTGCGTTCTGGGATCAGGTGAACACTCGCGTGATGGAGCAGTTCATCGACTCGTGCGAGTACCTGCTGGCCATCGACTACGACACCTTTTTCACCAAGCAGGACGTTGAGCAGCTGTTCGCCATGGCGATGACGTTTCAGTGCGACGCCATCACTGGCATGCAGACCAAGCGTGAAGACGGCCGCCCCATGCTGACGCTCAAGGGCACGCTGGACAGTCCGCCAGATGATGGGCACACACAGGTGCCAAAGGAATGGTTCGCGGAGCCTGTGCAGGAAGTGGATACGGCGCACTTTGGCTGCACCGTCATCAGCACAGCGGCTCTCAAGCGCACAAAGAAGCCGTGGTTCTGGAGCAAGCCAGACCCGCAAGGCGGGTGGGGTGACGGCAGAATTGATTCTGACATTGCGTTTTGGAAAACCTGGCGAGACAGCGGCAACCGCGTCTTTGTCTCGCCGCGTGTCGTTTTAGGCCACGGCGAGTACGTGGTGACGTGGCCCGGCAAGAACCTTACCGCCCCTGTTTTTCAGTGGACTACCGAGTTCACGAACACGGGTAAACCGCCAGAATCTGCATGGAGTGTGGGCTGATGCGCAAGATTAAGTTCACCCGCGCGTGGCGTGGCTACCGCAAGGGACAGACCGTAGAGATCTCCGGCGGCTTGGCTACGCAGCTGCTCGCTCAGCGTGTCGCGGTGGAAGACAACCAGCCGTCGCTGATTGAAACGGCCGCCATCGAGCACGACGCAGAAACCGCAGACGCCACCCCAAAGCGAAGAGGCCGCCGTGCAGTATCGAAGCCTGACTCGACAGACGCCGCCAGCCGTTGAGCCCGTCACGCTCGCGGAAGCCAAGGCCCACCTGCGGGTGGATACCAGCGGCGATGACGCCTACATCGGCACGCTGATCACGGCGGCCCGCGAGTGGTGCGAGCAGTACCTAGACCGCACTCTGGTCAATACGCAGTGGGTGATGCGGTTCGACTCGTTCCCGCCAGACGGCACCCATGACATTGAACTGCCACGGCCGCCCATGGCGACGGCCGGCACGACCACGGCAGTGGCCCTAACGTTCACCTACGAGAACGGCACGACAGCCACCTACTCCACAGCCAGCTACCGCGTGGACCGCAGCAGCACGCCGGGGGCGGTGAAGACTTTGTACGGCCAGACGTGGCCGCCGCACCTGATGGATGACAACGCCATTAGCGTGACTTGGTGGGCCGGCTACGGGGCTGCTGGTTCAAGTGTGCCTGCGTCCATCCGCCACGCCTGCCTGATGCTTGTGGGCCACTGGTATGAGAACCGCAGCACGGTGCTCGTTGGCAGCATCAGCAAGCCGCTGGAGTTTGCTGTGGAATCGCTTCTCTCGTCGCAGAAATGGGGCAGCTACCAATGAGCCTTGAAGGACGAATCAACGTAGACGTGCTGTTCCACGACAAGGACGGCACGGCATCGCTCAAGGTAGTGAGCCTGCAGGACTCGCAGGCGTACACCACTGGCAAGGTTGCGGTGATCACTGGGACGCTGGGCACGGCGAGCTCAACAATCACACACACTGGCTCGTTTCGTGGTGCTGACGGCGAGTACGTTTCTATTCAGTCTGTTGACTACGCCGTCTTTCGCTTTGACGGCACGGGCGGAAGCTTCAAGCGTCTGGCAATCGGCAACGCCACCATCCGGTCAAACGACAGCATCGTGTCTGCTTCCTGCGTCGGTGGTGACGATACCGGGCAGTTCACAATCACCGGAAACCAAGGAAGCACGGGCACCTACACCGTCGTGCTCTACGGCACATGATTGACGCCGGCAGCCTCCGCGAGCGCGTGACGGTGGAGCGGGCTTCCGAGTCTCGGAACGCTCTCGGGGAAACCGTGCTCTCGTGGGCCACTTTTGCTGAACGCTGGGCCAACGTGGAAGGCGTCTCGTCCCGCGAGCTTCTGCAATACGGGCAGCAGCAGATTGAGGTTTCGCACCGCGTCCGCATGCGGTGGCTGGACGGGCTGACGCAATCCATGCGGATTGTCTGGCGTGGCCGCACGCTGGAGATCGTCAGCCTGCTCGAGCACGGGAACCGTAGTGAGCACGAGCTCGTCTGCCAGGAGGCCGCCTAGATGGCCGTTGCTGGCGTCAACCTTTCTGTTGATTCGTCAGAGCTTCTCAAGCTGCAGGCTTCGCTTGGCAAGGTGTTTGACAACGCAGGGCTTGCCGAGACTCTTGGCGATGCTCTGGAGAAGGCACTGGAGCCGGCGAAGCTGCGGCTGCGAGAGAACACGCCAGTAGGGCCTACCGGCAATCTCAAACGTGCCGTGAATACGAAGATCGTCCGCTACAAGCGAGACGGCAACGCGGTTGGGCTTCTTGGCTACAACCGCTCTGCGCGTGGCGACTCAGAGGAAATCGCCCAACCGGGGACGGTGCGGCTCGGCCCAGACAGGGCATTCCATCAGTGGCTCTTAGAGTTCGGGACCAAGCAGCGACCGATCAAGACAATCGCCAACAAGCCATACCAGAGACGAGCCCACACTAGAACGATGAAGTCTGGCAAGGTGGCTCAGATCAACGAGCACACCGTAAAGGCCGGGCAAGGTTCGATGATTGCGTCGAGCATCGGGCAGCGCGGAGCGTTTGCTATCACCAAGAGCGGAAAAGGAATCACCACGCCAAAAGGCACGTTCTTCAAAAAGGGCAAGAAGGGCGAAACGCTAGTGATCAACGCCATGCAGGCCGGCGGCTACTCTGAGCCGCCCCTGCGAAAGACGTGGCGTGAGTACCAAGGCAAGGTGGCTGAGCGGCTCACGTCGGAACTGCGGATTTCGCTTGAGCGTGCCCTGGACGCGCTCACGTACACCAGCACCGGCAGCGTGACTGGTGCCACCATCCAGGCTGGAGGCTAGCCGTGCTGAAGTCACCAGAGCAGGCAGCTGCTCGAGCACTCGTTGCAGATCCTGCCGTGGCCATGATCCTTGGCCAGCGTATCTGGCCTGTGATCGCACCGGCGTCTGCGTCCCTACCGTTTGCCACATGGCGACGCACGGGCGTCAGCCGCTCGCAAGGGCTTTCGGGCCCGACAGGTGCCACGTCTGTGCAGTTGGCTGTGGACGTGTTCTCGACCACATACGAAGAGGCCCGCGAGGCCGCCGACAAAATCCGTTCAGTTCTGGATGGATGGGGCGGGCAAGTGACAGACTACGTAAGCGTGCGGAACGTGAGCCTCGAAACCGAGTCTGACGGCTTCGTGCAACTCGCTGGCGGTGACTTGCCGCCCGTCTATCAGGTGACGCAATCGTTTTCAATCCTCTGGCAGGAGACTTAGCAGATGGCCTTTGAAACTCCGCATGATGGCTCGGGCACAGTCCTGACCTTCAACGGCACCGCCTATACCGTCACCAGCGTGGTTGTCAGTGCCACCGACCCGACTGCCGCCGATGACAAGATTGCCGTTTCGCATCTTGGCCAGACCGCTGGCGAAACCGCTAAGACTCTTGACCTTCCGCTTGCTGGTGCCGCCTCTGGCGAAACTGGCCGCAGCGTGACGTTTGACTACATCGGCAAAACTTTCATTGCCGACAAGAGCACTGGCTCTTTTGTGCTCACCATTGGCGGTACGGCACTCGCTGGCGTGAGCAGCAAAGTTGGAACGGTCACGAGTTCAACGCTGACGCTCGCCACGCAGGACGCTATCCGAGGCCAGGCCACGATCAAGCTTGAGCGGTAAGCCAGACGGAGGACCGTCATGGCGGACTACTCAGCGGGCGTCACGGCCACTTGGAACAGCGTGAACTTCGGTGAGGTTACGGAGATATCCGTAACGCACGGCGGTGCTCTTCCATTGGCTCGCGCCAGTACTTGGACGCTTGACATTGGCACTATAGAGATGAAGTGCCTAACCACGGCGAACATCTCAACGGCCAACTACGGCAAGCGTGCGCAAGTCACTATCACTGGCGGCGGGCTCGCTTACTCGGGCAAGGCAGTGCTTGAGAAGTTCACCATGGCTGGCGTGGTCAATGACGTGACGCGCTACGCAGTCACGCTACGAGTCCAAGGCTAGGAGAAACCATGAGCCTCAGCGTTGCAGACCTTGCCAAGCAGATCCTTGATGCCGATGACTTGCCGATTCTCAAGGTGACTGTGCGTGAATGGAAGGGCGCAGACGGCAAGCCGCTCGTGCTCGGCGTGCGAGTCATGACGGTTGAAGAGCGCGACAGCTACGAAAAGGAGTGGGTGGGCAAGAAAGAGACGGGCATTGACAACTTCCGCACGAAGTACCTGGCCCGCTGTCTGTGCCATCCAGAGAGCGGCGAACGTCTCTTTGACGAGGCTGGCATTGAGCAGCTGGCGAAGAAGTCGGCCGCCATCGTGTCCAAGCTCTTCGAGAAGGCACTCAAGCACAACAACATGACCGAGACAGACGTGGAGGAACTCGCAAAAAACTGAGCGTCCGCCCGACGAGGCGTTTCCTGTTTCGTCTGGCGGGGCA